GAAGTAAGGTATAGCTTTTTCCGCATTCTGTACCGAAACATTGACGACGATTCGTTTACTGAGTTGCAAAACCTGTACGGTTTTCGCGGGCAAACAAAGGCAGACTTCTACAACTCAATTCGCTTTGATTTCGGCAGCGTTCGCAGGAGGGAGATTCGCTTTGTTCCCATTAGCGGGTGGGAAGTAAGAAATGAGTATACAAGCTCTCAGCTATTTGTTGTTGATTCGCACGTAGCCGATACTGCAGTCTTGACAGACGAAGGAGTGATACTTAGTTTTAACGGACAACAGGTATTCAACATTGCAAGTACTTTTGAGGTTAAGGGCTTTATCAACCCAAACGATAACCATGTGCAGCTTGGATTCGCGCCACATGACGACCCTGCTAATTACAGCTATGTAGACGGCTGGGCTCGCCTTGCGGAGGCTTTTGTCTATTCTGAAGTCACGTCTACCGCAACTCAACCAGAACATAGTATTTCATACGTGAACATGATATCCGAGAATCAAGTAACTCCGGATTACGCAAATATGGCCATTCTTGGTCTCAACATAAGAAGCAGCAACGAAATACGCTCTCTTGACCAGTTGAGCGTTTACGTGTCAAGAGGCGTGATCGACTCTCACGCATTTCCCGATATTTTCTATGACTTGCTAACTAATCAGGTCTACGGAATTGGCAAGCTTTATAGCCCGAAGCAAATTGACAAAGCTAGTTTCGACGCAGCAGCAGCTTGGACCCGAGAGCGACTCTACTTTTTTGATGGCGCTATTTCCAGCAAGATTAATGTGCGCAGCTGGGGTATCGAGCGCGCAAGAGACTTTTTGCTCGAACTCGGAATTAGCGGTGGCAAGTTTACGCTTAATCCAGCGTTGGATTTTGAGCAACCCCTTCAAATCTCCGCGTTGTTTACCAGTGGAAATATAATTCAAGATACACTTCAAGTGGCATATCTAGATCCGCAAGAGCGTTCAGACCCAAAGGTTACGGTGCGCTGGCGCGAAGAGCGCACGCAGGGTGTGATCAGTGACCGTGGCCTCTTCCCAATTGTCAGGGAAATTGGAATTCGCCGAGCCGATGCCCGAGATGGCGACGATGCTCCAATTCTGCAAATTGACATGTCTGACTTCTGCACAAATCAGCGCCATGCAATTGACCGAGCAAAATATGAATGCCAGCTGCGCAGGTATGTAACGCATTCAGTTGGCTTTAAGACTGTGCCCACCCAGGCAATACTTTCGGTTGGAAGCATTATTAAGCTTGGCATAGAAACTGTTAATTACAATCAACCACAAAACGGTGCAATATCTAGTACTGGCGAGGTTACGTCATGGGAACCTCTTGCTGACGGCGATTACGAAGTTCTTCTCTGGGATGGTGTAACGCTAGGAGAAACAACGCTTGCCATCCGCAAGGGGCGTAGCAGGACAATAAAGAATGCAGTTTTCTGTTTGCAGACAAGCTCCGTAAAAGCAGAAACCTATCGCATTCAGTCAATTGGTTTTGATGAAGATGGTAACGTTGATATTGAAGCGATCTACTGGCCAACTGATGACGCCGGGTTCAGTAGACTGGTTTCAGACTTCGGCGACGAGAACTTCGTTCTTGAGGGGGCAATATGACAACAGCCATTCAGTTTCCCGCCCTGCGCCCTACGTCTAGGACGTATACACCTGGCACTTTCCCAACCAAAAGGTTCGTATCCGTTAGTGGTGCTGGCACTACGCGCTTGTATGGCAGCAAGTCATCGGAAGCTCGCTTGCAGCTTCAGTTTGTTCTGGGCGATGAAGATGTTCGACTGTTGGTAGATTGTTGGCATGACGCAAAAGGAGATTACGTGCCACTTACACTTAGCAACAGCGTCTTCACTGGTGTTGGAGAAGATTTGCTTGGTGGTATTCCAACCTATCTAAACTGGCGATGGGCGGAGCCTCCGTCCGTTGAATCCCTCTTCCCTGGCCGTTCTCGTGTAACGGTAAACCTGCTCGCAACGCTGGACCTCTGACATGGTACTTACTGGATCCGATGGGCAGCTGCGATTCAATGGGCAGTTGATTGGCAAGGTGCGGCAATGGAGCTTGAGTGTCAGCAAGGATGCAATTGATGACACGTCGATTGGAGATGTAGATCGAACATATGTTGAGGGTATGCGCTCCACGACAGGATCTGCAACAATTATGTACGATCCAAACAATGCAAACGCTGCCTCTTTGATGAATTCTATTTTCCAGAACGGTAGCGCCAGCCAGAGTCTTAGTTTTGTTTTCAATAAGGCGCTTGGTACTAGCTTTGTTTGCACTGGTTTTATTACAAGCGTCAACCAAAGTGTTTCCGTTGGTGACATTCAAGCGGTTAGTGTTAACTTTCAAGTATCTGGCAAGCCCTCTGGAGCCTTCTAATGGCAGTTCTCGGCGTAGGCGGAAAGCTTGTACTGCGTCGAGAGGCGCCAGATGCGGTGCTTTGCAGTGACGATGCTGTTGACACGAGCACTAGTAAAATTCGTGGGTTTGACTCATACTTACTTTGGCAGCAAGTGGTACTTAGGGCCAAATCGCACCCACATTTCGTCTAATAGTGATTCCTTTTATAAGGGAGTTGCGGAGACCTACCCAGATGGTCAGGCCGGTAATGCTGCACAATTTTACTCAAGAGTTGGTGATACAGTTGGCGGTAGCACAATCGAAGACTGTAAGCAGCTTGACTACTGGATCCATATAGATGACCTTGGATATGCAAGCTTCTATGAAGACAGGTGTGGTGGACTGGCTGGAAGCAACAGGAATAGAGTGCAGTTGTATCCAGTAGCGGGCAATATAGGAATTGCCCCTCACGGAAGTACGGAATATGCAAATGCAGTTTGGGAATGTGTACGTGGCTTCTCTATGTATGAATTTAGCGATTTCCGTGACAGCGTAACCCTAGTAAGTATCTGTGCTGACGCTCCTTTCTATGAGTCTCCTGTCGAGAAATTCGGCGAGGCCGTAAAGTCACTTGTTAGCGGATCTGGCAGCGCAGAATTTTTAGTTGACAGGAAATGCTTTGATGACAACAACGACAACGGGTTAATGCTTATGAAGTTAGTTTTGATGACCGAAAAGGGTTGTAAAGCGCGTGCGATGTTTTATGTTGTAAACAACAACAATAATCAAGGCGAAGACATAGGCTCTGTTGAGACGGGCGATCTCTATTATTCAGCAGAGCTTCTTGTTACAAGTTCTGCCGTAAGCCTGCGCCCCACTGACATTGTTGCAGGGACGGTCAATTTCGCGACGACTGGTGCAGTTAGACTGCTGGAAGCACCTTAGTTGACTCGAACGTGTCAAAGATCAACCGCGCCGGACAGTCTGGATCGCTCGGCAACGTAGACATTCCTCAGTCTGGCTTCCGTGCCCAAATTGATGCCCTGACTGACGCTGTAAGGCAGCTTGGCGGTAATCCCGAGATTGCGGCAGGTGCCGGTGTTGTCAATGATCCGCTTAGCGCGCCATATATCCTCTATGTAAACAGCTACACCGGGAGCGATACGTTTGTTGCTGGTGATTATGCCAGTGCCGACAACGGCACGTTTGAGCAGAAAGTTCGCAGGATCAGCCTGCAGCGTCTTGAATGCGGTTACACGGAAGCCCGCCCCTTTAAGACGATCAACCGTGCCGTCATTGAAGCTGGCATCATTACCAGTCGTGACTACCTGACCCTTGGCCCGATCTGTGGCGATCTAGTCACGATTGTCGTTATGTCCGGGATGCACGAGGCTCTAAATGGCCCCGGTCTCGAAAACTTAACCGCCAACTTTCCGACATGGAGCGCCAATAAAGTCCCAACAACGCAAGAGCTGCAAAGCTTTAATCCTTACAACGGTAGCGGCATTATTCTTCCCCGTGGATGCAGCTTGGTAAGTCTGGATCTCCGCAAAACAAATATTACGCCAAGCTATGTTCCGTCCATCGCAGACGAAGCGGCGAATTACAGCAATCGTGCCGCTATCTTCCGTGTAACTGGCACTGGCTATTACTACGGCTTTACTTTCTTGGACAAGCGCGACTACCTAGAGTCGCACCATCTGCTTGACTGCTTTGCTTTTGCTGGTTCCGCCAGGACTGATGAGTTCTACAGCAAGATCTTCAAGGCTTTCGGCGCTGTTGCTGGTATCAGTGAAGCCCTGACGCAAACGCGCAACAGTGAAGTTCAGATCGTTGGCCCAGCACCTTCGCCGGGTCTGCAAACCGAGGCGACAGATACGGTCAACTCGGCAAGTCCCTATATCTACAACTGCTCCATTCGGAGTACTTACGGTCTTTGTGGCATCTTCGCTAATGGCGCAGACGTGACCGGCTTTAAGTCGATGGTTGTCGCGCAGTTTACTGGTGTCAGCCTGCAAAAAGATATGCGTTGCTGGCAAGTCTACAACGCCGGCAACTGGTCTAATTACACCTATGGCGATTACGAAGACTACATTGACGAGGCTCCTGATAACGTCCGGATGGACCCAAATCGCCGGAGCTTCCATGTTCGGGCCATAAACCGTGCCATCATTCAGGAAGTTTCGGTCTTTGCGATTGGGCAGGGCGTCCACCACTGGGTTGAGTCTGGTGGCGAGCTAACGGTCACGAACTCGAACAGTAACTTTGGCGGTTGCGCTTCTGTTGCTGAAGGCTTCATTTCCGAAACCTTCGAGACCGATACAAACTGGAACATTGCGAGTATTAACGTTGCCCGCGACATCTCTGGACTTGCTAACAAATGGCAGCGTTACGATATCGGTACTCTTGCGGAAAGCGTAAGCAATAGCGCAACCACTATCACGCTTACGGTGAACCTTGAGGGCGGTATTGACAATAAACCCACAGTCTTGGAAAGGAATGGTTACTCTTTAAGTAATTACGGAGGAACAAGTTATATCTGGATCGAAAATCCGAATGGTGTTGATTATTACGCTCCCCTTGCTGGTGTCGCTTGGGACCCACTGAATCCAAACAAGATCGTAGTTAGCGCAGCTTTCCTTTCCGCTGACAATGACACGCTCCCAAGTAGTGATCCAACGGGTCCTTTTCCTCCCATTGCTGGTAAGCGGATTTACGTCCGCAGATTACAGGACGTGAGAACGTTGCAGGAGCGCTCCTATAGCATTACCTGTTACAACACAGATTCAAACTCTAGAAATATTATCCGTGATTATGGCTTGCAACCGGATACAAGTTCTGCGGCCATCGACTTTGAGATTGACGCAGAAGAGCCTATAGTCGTAGGTAGTGTAAGTGTTACACCAGCCACGGAAGCGGGCGTTTTCCGAAGCAACAAGATCGAGCTTCGACGCGCAGCTGCTTCTGCAGCTTGGGACAACAGAGGCGCTTATCGAAGTGGGTATCACGCGACTTACAACTACTATCGCCCTGGCGACATTGTTCGCTATCAAAATAAGCACTTTAAGTGCTTATCCGAGCATGTTGCCACAACGACTTTTGAGACAGACAAGTGGGAGGACTGCCTAGTTCACACCAAGAGTGCATTTGCCGCTGAAGATTATTTTAAGAATGCAAAGCCCGTACTCATATTTGATAAAGATTTAGACAAGACCGGCTTAGATAGCAAGCTTGGCTACACAAATGCCATGCTTGATACGGACGCAGAGTTAATGCGTCAGTATCGAACTGCAGTTGATTATCTAGGAGTCTATTCTCTTCTCCGTAGTCTCGGTTTTAGCGACGGGGATGCTCACACGATCCTTTTGCCACGGGACATTAGCACCCGAGAGCGGAACCCTGGCAGCGCCCTGGATGGTATCAGTCCTCCCTCTGGCGCCGCTAACGCATGGGATAACTGGTCGATTCAGTTCCGCCGCCCCAGTAACATCAGGTTGTTCGGCCACGCTTTTGAATGGGCTGGCGCACTTAACTACACAAAGTCACTACCTCAATACCAAAAAGACCTGACGGCTTCCAATAAGTTTAGCTATTACTTTACTAATAGTCTCGGTGGACGGGTCTATGTCAGCGGCTTTAATGAAGAAGGTTTTGCCGTTAGCGCTGCCGGCCTCACTGATCTGCAAACCGGTGAAGTGTTAAGCCCAGAAGGGCTTGGTAGTGACGAGATAGATACTAATGCGCCGACTGTTTTTAACGGCGATGTTCGTGTTAATGGCACTCTCTACGCAAATGCAATTGAGAGCGTACAAGCAGCACTTGTCTATCTGCTTGACGACAACCGGAATGAGTTAAGTCAAGGGCGTGGCATGGGTTGGATTGCTCCTGCTCAAGCCATTACGGGTATGACCGCCGCTAATAAGCTTGCTCAAGCAATACAGTTCAACGAGAGCAATCAGAGTGGCACCGCGCTCGGTCCAACAAGTATAGGAAATCAGGGCTATAGCGGTCCTCATTTTGTTACTCCATACTTTTTGGATTTGTGGAAAGCGCAGAATAGTCTGCTTGGCTCTGTACCGGGTCCTGTCAGAATTTTCGTGAATCCAAGAGCAGTTGCTCCATTGGGTGACTATCCTAATTCTCAGAACAATGAATCCTCTAACTATAATGCGACTATTTCGGATCTTATTACACGCCCGCCTACAAGTGCTGGCACCGCTGTGACCTCTTTGAGTCTTGCTATTGAATACGCAAATCTGGCAATTGCAACCACTACTCAGGTGGAGTACTACTGTGGAGCGGGCATATACCACTACGATGCGTATACTTTAACTTTCGAACATACAGTTCGCATTATTTCTTATAGCTTTGTTGACAACAACCTTCTTGCGAATGGCAGTGCCAGTGGCAGCAAGCCGTTTCTGGGAACAACGAATCAAGGCAGGGGACCCAATAACGACGGCAGGAACGCCCTCACCGGAATCGCGCTCGAAAACTATGTTCGAGATGCAGATAATCACCCCGTCTTCCTGACAAAAATTGAGTATTTTGCTACAAATAATGGCACGCAGGACTTCATTTATATTCGCCCTACACAATTCAATTTTAAGCAAGATGCCACTGTTCAGGGCATCGTTTGGTGGGGCTTGACGACTACACTCCAGCAAGCAACTGGGACCAAAACGGCGAGCAACAAACTCGTGCCTAACAGTTGGTTTAATACAGGTGGAAACATTATCTCCAACGCAAGTCTGCAGACCGTGAATCAGCAGTCTAAAGAAGAGATTGTGAACGCATTTGTCTATCAGATAATGGCCGGCAGGACTGGGAACATTAGCTATCTAAAGACTGAGCCAGTTATTGTAACAAATGGGATCTTGCGTATGCGTGAAAATGCTATTACTGCGCCAGGGTTCCCTCGGTTTAACTTGGGTGCTAATGACGACGGAGCAGTTATTACCTGCAATAGTGATGGTGTCATGCAGATTAGCGGCTTGTATTTAATCGGCAACAACTTACTTGATAATACGGGCTACACGGGACAAGGCGCTATTGGTACACCTCAGTTTTTCGGTGCTACCAGTTATACGCAATATGGATTCGCTCCTTGTCTTTTCTCGGCTGGTCAGAATTCGGCTAACGGCATTGTTACATTTGAATTCTGTGGGTACGGAGAGCCAATCCAACTCGAACCTTCTGACTGGGTGCGCAATACGACATTCTTTAATTGGCATTTGATGACATGGAATTATGAATACATGAGTGACTCAGATACTGCGTATGGTGGTACGCCAACGACTAGCTTTAATTTGAATGGCCCAGGTTTCGCTCATATTGTGGGACCGCTTGCCCGAGAGCGCAGGACTGTCAGGGATACCTTTACCGACTTTAGGACGACGAGTGATAACAGAAAATCAGGATTTGCTGGTAATTTTGGGCGCTACCAGATCCAACTAAGTAATGATACAACGTCAGGGACTTGGCGTATGACAGGACTGTCTAATTTGAGTAACGATGCTGCAAACAGCTCTATAGAAGGGGTGGGGAACATGAATGCCTCAATATCTGGTGGCACTTCGTTCCTATATCAGCAGAGGTCTCTTTTCTTCAGGAAGAATGGTACGGCAATGCAAACCGTTACATCACCTTCGTTAACTGTGCCGTTAATCATTCAGAACGCTCCAACATTTGGACCTACGTCAGCCCAGCTCAACATCAAGTACGCGTTAATCAAACGCGGGGTAGACTATCAAGCGAACTACATGGCCAATAGGCCACTTTTGGGCTGATGACTTCCTCCCCCCCCGAGTTCACAGAGCCTTCTGTTGAAAACTTTCTATCAGATGGAGCTTCTTATTACACTCGCGATAAGCTGATCGTATGGAATCAAGCTCTAAGTAAGTGGGAGGAGCAAGACCTTCCTCCTGGTACTTGATCACTCCCCTCCTCGCTAGACTCAAGGCACCTGTTCTTACAGGTGCTTTTTGCTTTTTAGCGCGATGTCCGCAAATTTTGAGTTCAAGAACTCCGCGCAAAAAGACAAAGAAGTTTCGCCTAATCAGATTGAATTTGGCGAAATCGCCTTAAACTACCACCAGACAGGTCCATTCCTTCAGTGCAAGGATACGTCTGGGCGCGTGTGGCGCATTGGCGGAATTATTGTTGATGAGAATGCTCAGTTTCCAAGCTTGCACCGGGCGCCCCTGGGCAGCTAATTCAAACGCATCCAAGCGGCACACTCGTTGAATGGGTTAGCAGTCTGGATCTACCAGGCACGCTCACGGTTAATAGTGATACCGTCTTAAATGCAGACACGGTTATACATGGCGATTTAACAGTAGACGGCACCGTTACGACAATTAATACTGTCGATCTGAGCATCAAAGATAAAAATATCGAGCTTGGTGTCGTACCCACTCCTAGCGACGCTGCCGCAGATACGGGCGGCATCACGCTCAAGGGCACAACCGACAAAACGTTTAACTGGATTAATCTTACTCAGAGCTGGACGAGTAGCGAAAATCTTAATTTAGCATTTAGCAAAACCTATAAAATCAGTGGCATTGATGTACTGAGTGGCACGTCACTCGGCTCTGGGGTTGTAAATTCAAGCTTGACCAGTGTCGGCACCATTGGAACTGGTGTCTGGCAGGGTAGTGCGATTGGTGCGGCATATGGCGGCACAGGGCAAACTTCATACAGCGCTGGTCAGCTGTTGATTGGCAAAACTGATGGAACGCTTGGGAAATCAACGCTAACCGCAGGAAGTAATATAACAATCACAAACGGCAATGGAACTATTCAGATAGCTGCCACAGATACAAACACAACCTACACAGCCGGAGATGGACTCGATCTTACTGGAACGGTATTCAGCGTAGATCTAAAGGCCGGCAGTGGGCTTGTTATCGAGTCCGGCGAGATTGCCCTAGATGCTGATCTAACTGCAATCGCGGGACTAACAGGGACATCTGGCTTTCTTAAGAAAACAGCAGCTAACACATGGAGTCTGGATACAAATACGTATCTAACGGGCAATCAGAATATTACTATTTCCGGTGATGCTGCTGGTTCAGGCACAACATCTATTGCGCTAACCCTGGCAAATAGCGGAGTAACTGCAGACACCTACAACAACTCATCAACAGCCATTACTCCGCTGACGGTGGACGCCAAAGGGCGTATCACCGCAACCGGGACCGCTGTAACAGTGACGCCCGCCTTTAGCTCGATCACTGGCAAGCCGACCACGCTTACTGGCTATGGCATTACAGATGCTCAGCCATTGGATGCTGATCTTACTGCCATTGCAGGTCTTGCTGGCACATCTGGGTTTCTTAAAAAGACCGCAGCGAATACTTGGAGTCTAGACACCAATACTTATCTCACTGGAAATCAGAGCATTTCAATCACGGGTGATGCGACGGGTTCTGGAGCCACGTCAATTACCTTAACCTTGGCAAATAGTGGAGTAGCCGCAGGCACCTATAACAACTCTTCTACGGCGCTTACTCCATTCACGGTAGACGCCAAAGGACGTATTACTGGCGTTGGTTCATCTACAACCATTACGCCTGCATTTGCTTCAATTACTGGCAAACCAACCACGCTAGCTGGATATGGAATTACTGATGGCGTTTCAACGTCTGGCGATCAGTCTATTGCTGGCAATAAGAGTTTTACCGGCATCACAACACTTGCGGGCACAGCTGTTGGTTCTTGGAGTGCTAGCAATACAGATATAGATGGGTTAATTGGTGGTAGCACGTTTGGCTCTCTTTTTGAGGGTGTTAGCAACGGGCATTTCACTATTGGCCTCAGGTCCAACGACGCTGGTGATGGCTTCCAGGTCATCAGCAAGCAGGCTGGCAACGCAACCTACACGCTCAAGTGCTTTGAGGTTCGAGCAGATGGCAATGCTTCTATCGCTGGCACACTGACAGCAGCAAGCTTTTCTGGTAATGCAACCACTGCAACCTCGCTAGCAACAGCTCGAACAATAAACGGCGTGCCGTTCGACGGTACACTCGATATCACAATTCCTACGACACTTGCTAGCGCCGTCACCTTCAATAACGGTGGAGCAGGCGCGGCTTCCGGTAGCACGTTCAATGGCAGCGCGGCGCTGACCGTCAGCTACAACACCATTGGCGCGCCGAGCACAACCGGCACCAACGCCTCCGGCACCTGGGGCATCAGCATCACGGGCAGTTCGGCTAGTTGCACCGGCAACGCCGCTACATCCACATCGACTGCAACGCCCACTTTCGTGGGTGACGCAGTAACGAAGGACGACATCACCACCAGGACTGACACCGGATTCTACCAAACGAGCACCGGCACAACCGCCGAAGGTTGGCCGACTAATAGCGGGGGATGGCACCACCTAATCTCATCGACGCACAGTAACGATGCCAACTACTTTGCGCTGCAAATTGCATCGCGTTTTGATACGCAAGATCTGTATTTCCGCAACACTAATGGAAGCGGTACGCAGGTATGGAGCACGTTACTACATAGCGGCAATTACAACAATTACGCGCCAACTCTCAGTGGGACAGGAGCAACTGGCACCTGGGGTATCAGCATCACCGGCAACGCCGGCACAGCAACCACGGCAACATCTGCCACCACTGCAACGAACTGCTCGCGCCAGGTGATCGCCGGCAACGGCTTGAGCGGCGGCGGTGCCCTGTCGGCTGATGTAACGCTGACGGTTGGCGCTGGCGATGGCATCAGCGTTGCTGCCACCTCGGTAGCGGTCAACTCGACCGTCATCCGCACCAACCAGGGGATCGGGCACGCTCTTCTTCAGGGGCAAGTATTGGAACGGCACCACATCAGTCAACACTGACTGGAACGCCTTCTACATACCAACTGACACCGCAGGAAACGGTGAATGGAGGCTGCGCAACGGGTCCACGACCCGTCTAACGGTCAACAACAGCGGCACCGTCACCGCTACCACTTTCTCCGGCAGCGGTGCTTCGCTCACCTCTTTGAACGCCAGCAACCTCTCCTCAGGGACAATTCCTGATGCGCGGATCTCTGGTGCATACACTGGAATCACCGCAATCAATGGATCCGGGATAGGCGGAACCAGTGGAGACTGGTGGACAAAGATTCCCCTGGTCTCTGGTGGAGGCGCGATGGAGATCGGGCGATACATTGATTTTCATAGTACCGCCACTGGAACTACAGACTACGACGTAAGGATAGATTGCACTGGAGCCAATGCTCTCAGTATTGGAGCGACTGTAACTGCAACCGGATTCTCGGGATCTGGTGCATCATTAACTTCGCTTAATGCCAGCAATCTTACCTCGGGAACAGTCCCTGATGCTCGGATCTCTGGGTCTTATACGGGACTTGTCAATTTAAGTGGCACTGGAACCTGCGAGTTTGCATCATTCAATGGCACACATTCTGGAGGTGGAGCAGGTCTAACTGCACTAAACGCCAGCAATCTTTCTTCAGGGACTGTCCCTGATGCTCGGATCTCTGGTGCTTACACTGGAATTACTGCAATCAATGGATGGGGGATAGGAGGAACCAGCGGAGATTGGTGGATAAAGATACCTGTCATCTCTGGTGGAGGAGTGTTGGAAATAGGTCGATATATTGACTTCCATAATTCTGCTACCGGAACAACAGATTATGATGTAAGAATAGATTGCACCGGAGCCAATGCTCTCAGTATTGGAGCAACTGTAACTGCTACCGGATTCTCTGGATCTGGCGCATCACTAACTTCACTCAACGCCAGCAACATCAGCTCCGGCACCATTGGCGATGCCTATCTCCCGGCCACTATCAGTTCCAGTATTACCGGCAACGCAGCAACCGCGACAACTGCATCCGCTTGCTCCGGTAACGCAGCCTCCGCCACGCTGGTCTCGACCGTCACAAACGCCACCGGCACCGGGACGTTCTACATCCCGATGGTCAACTCGAACGTAGCGGGCAACCGTCAGCTGCAAATTAACACTGCTGGCTTCGGGGCGCTGGCTTATAACGCGGCCACGTCAACCATCCTGGGCAACATTTCCGGTGAGTCAGGAAGTTGCATTGGCAACTCGGCAACAGCAACAAGACTCTCCAGCTCCCGCACATTCCAACTAACTGGAGACTTGTCGGGAAGCGTCAACGCCGACCTCTCAACCGGATTCACGATTTCCGCTTCAGTAAGCGACAACAGCCACAACCAC